ACAAGGTTGATCTGCCCGGCGGCGGCACTGCCAAGATCAAGGCACTGCACCACACCACTCAGCGTTCACAAATTCGCGTCGGTCTAAACCACCGCGCCAAGCGCAAGGCCCCGCCGTCTGCACTTTTGACGATCCCCGGCGATCTGGACCTGACCGTCCATTCGATCCGCGCCGTCGAGACAACTGACGAAGCGCGAGCCCTTGCCAAAGCCACCGCCTATTCACCCCGCGGCCTGATGTTGGCTGTCGAGGGTTTTGCGTCCGCATTCTCCCTGTATGTCGACCCCGAGGGCTTCGTGAAGATCACCGGCTTCTCGCCGAACGGTCTGGACGACAACACCTGGCCTGTCCTGGATTTGCCAGAGCGGGATCGGTTCCTTGTCACAGAGCAGGGTGTGATCCTCAGAGCCAACGGTTTGCCCGACCCGGACCGCATCACATTAAGCGGCGTTGAGATTGGTGACATCATCGACACGCCCGCCGCGCCCGAGTTGAGCGCACCGTTGCCAAACAGTGCAGCGTCGGTTCCGGGAGTGGAAGAGCCGGCACCGCGGCAGCTTGCGACCGAGGTTTTCCGTCCGGTTGCCGTCTACACCGCCAAGCAACGATTGATCCTTGATGCGCGCGCCTTGAGCGACACACCCATCACGCTAGAGGAATTTGCGCAACAGCACTCCATCTCCCGGACCCGCGCTACTCAGATCGAGACGCGAGCGATCGAGATTTACAACAAGCACGTCGGTATCGACTTGGGCGAGCTACCCGCCGAACGGCCGGACATCCGCGTTACGGGCACCGCCAAGCGCGGTCGCGCCGGTCATCGCGTTTCCCCATCCAAGCCGACGCCAGCGACCGAGGGCGAAAAACGCATCCTCGCGGCCAAGCGACGCCAACTCGCTGCCACCAGACAGGCAGGATCCAAGCCTCAACGTAACCCCACACCAAACGACTGAACTGGAAACCTCATGGCCTATGCCACAGATAAAAAACGTCATTCAATAACCACCCTGAGCCACGGGAAGACACGCCCGACCTCATCACTTCAGAACAGGTTGAAATGGTTCGCCGTTTGATGGTGTCGTTAGGTGTGATTTCCGACACACCACACGCCGATGACGCCTCCGACGACGACCAAAACGATTAGGGGTTGATCCGATGTCAGAACCAGAAACATTCCCCGAGCCCGGCAATCTGCCCAAGGCACACACCGCCCCCGTCCACGACTGGGAGCCGACTGAACGTGACGGCGTCGAGCTGACCGATGATGAGGTCGAGGAGATGGTGCGCGAACTGTTGTCCGAGGGTGTCGAACTTACCGACCCCAAACACGCTGAGTTGTTGCGGGCATATCTGAGCCTATCGGCTGAAACCAAGCTGCGTCGAAAACGCCGACAGCGCGATTTCTATTTCCCGGACGAGTTTATCGCCGACGTTGCCGTCCCGTTCTCCACTGCCGGCGGCAACGGCATGCCAGCCCGCAGAGAATACAAAATCCACACCGCCTTCTTCGAGGGCGGTAAGTGGCACAAAGTTCGAGCTTTTATGGCCAGTAACCGTTCGGGCAAAACCGAATGCGGCGCCTTTGAGATGTCCTATCACCTGACCGGCGACTACCCGGCCTGGTGGACGGGGCACCAGTTCAAGCGGCCTGTGAATGCAATGGCCGTTGGTCTCAACAGCTCCGAGACGCGCGGCGTGCCCCAGTCGAAACTCCTGGGTGATTACGGCGTGCCGAGTGCTTGGGGGACCGGAATGGTCCCATTCGAGACCCTGGGCAAAAAAGCCTCAATGCCCGGTGTGACCGGTGCGATAGATTTCGTTGCTGTGAAGCACGTTTCCGGCGGTTGGTCCCGCCTTCAATTCCGATCCGCCGAGCAGGGCCGCGAAGCCTTCCAGGGCGTCGAGCTCGATGCCGTGTGGATCGACGAAGAACCTCCGTCAGACGTGTTTGAAGAAGCCGTGCTGCGGACAATGACCACCGGCGGCGTGGTGCTGCTCACGTTCACCCCACTGAAGGGAATTTCGGACGTCGCTAAGCGCTTCCTCCCCGAATATCGCGAGCAGTACCAAGTCGACGGCAATACCCAATCTGGCGGTCAGAGCTGGGAAGATTTCGAACCTGAATTTAAGGATAAAGACAATGAGTACGAAACTGAAGCAGACGAAAACGAGGACGACGGGATTGACTTCCTCTCGCTCGACTAAGCCTCACAACAGGACGCCTATGACACTGGGCGACCGCGAGACGTTGGGGCACTATCGGACGTTCGTCCGCTACCGCGTCAATGTGATGTGCGACCCAATCGAGGGCGGCCGTTGGACTATCTTCTTCCCGAAGAAACGGTTCTGCGCTGGCGACCCCCGACCGACTGTCATCCTATCACAGGCAAACATCTCGACGATTATGGAGCTGGACGAGGCCGGATTGGCCCACGTCGTAGCCTCCGGTCTGGACAAGTTTGACGGCAGCAACCATTTGCCCCTGCTGAACCGGCTGGCGCCTGGCACCAAGATCGGAAAACGCTTGGACGATACGTTCAATCCGGATGCGAAAGGAATGCACTTCGACAATTTGATGATTGCTGCCGATCCGGAATATGTCGGGACGAACTGGTTCTACAACAACCGCCCTCGTCAGCGCGATCTCCATGCCGTTCCAGAAACTCCGTCCCCGGACGACCTGAGTGACGACGGACTGAGGGAGAACTTCGGTGCTTTCGATATGCTCGAACCAGTCGGCCCAAATGGAATGCCTGCTGGTTGCTCTGACGGTCTGCTGACCGGCAACCCACTGCGCATGTTCGGCTACCGTGACGCCTATATGGCTCCGGAAGTTTGGGCATTGGTCATCCGCGGCGACAATGGCTCCATTCTCGGGCGGCCCACCGCCACGGTCGAGCAGCTGGCGGATAGCAATCGGCACGATTTGACACGACACCTGGTGAACATTCCGAACGTTTTGGCCTTTCGTCTCGGTGCGGGCGTGCTGGACTACAAAAAACTGGAAGCCGCGCTGCGGGATGACGGTGAGTTGAACGACCTTGTCGGTCGGATCGCCGTTGCGGTCCAACATCGCTACCCATTTACAGAGCACGCGACATGGGACTTCCGGAAGAAAATCTATCGGGCGACGCAGAAACTGCGAGGGGTCCTGGAGCCCTACCACGCCACATTCCTCAACACTTCACCCGAGGCGCTGGAGAAGTTCACTGCAGCTGGCCACGACCTGAAAACAGCACTGGCCCGTGCGAAACAAGTCCTGGGAGCTTGGTTGATATGACCGGTATCGATTTGAAGGATATTGCAGGATCCAGCGCGGCTTTCGTGGCGCCTGTTGAGGCAGTTTATTGCGACCTGGCGGTAGCTTTGTTTGGTGAGCCAGCATTGGCGGAGGTTAGTCATGCCTAACGAAACACCAAACCAGATAACAGATATTCAGCACGGGCCGCTCTATCAGTGTGGTTGGGACGAGACGCCTCACATCACCGACGAGATGAAGCAACAAATGCTCATGTCAATCAGCCCTCACATGCGCGACGCTCGAACAAAGGGCATTCCATCTGTCGGTACCGGTCAGATATTCCCTATTCCACGTGATCGGTATGAGGTCGAACCATTTGACATTCCACCGCACTGGGAGCGTTGCTACGGCCTCGATGTGGGTTGGAACCGCACCGCTGCTGTATTCCTGGCATGGGACAAAGAAAGCGACACGCTCTATGCCTACGCCGAATACTATCAAGCCAAGATGGAGCCGACCGATCACACGAAGGGGATCACGGCCGAAGCCGGAGACTGGATGATCGGGGCGATCGATCCGTCCGCTGCCGGCTCAAGCCAACGCGACGGCCGGTCTTTGATGGACGAGTACATAAACCTGGGCCTTCAAGTGGAGAAGGCGAACAATGCGGTCGAAACCGGCCTGGCTACAATGTGGCGTCGTTTCGTCGGCGGGAAACTCAAAATCTTTGCGAATTGCACCAACTTGCTTCGAGAGCTCTCCGTCTACAGGCGCAATGACAAGGGTAGAATTGTCAAAGCCGACGACCACGCGACCGACGCCCTGCGCTATGGAATAATGACTGGAGCGTCGATACTCACATTGAAGATAAATCAAGACGAGGAGGATGATTTGGCCAATGAATTTTTGGCGAGACAGATGAGCCGAAATCGAACCACGGGTTACTAAATATTCGTGCTCAACGTGAACTCTGGAGCGGATAATTCTCGATGTATACGGTTAGCAAAATAACATCCGCTAGTTTGGTGTGTGTGCGACTGCAGGATGATGTGCCCCTAGATTTGTAGACGCCTTGCTTGGTAAAAATGAAGCAAGGAGTTTGATGATGGGAAGTATTCGTTACACAGACGAGTTCAAACGAGAGGCCGTCGCTCAGGTCACGGATCGAGGAT